CCGTTGAGCAGAGCAATTCTTGCCAGCTTCGTCAGGGCGCTGCCTGCGCCGAAGGCGGTGACCGCCTCGCCGTAGGAACGCAGACACACCACGGTGCCTGCGGCGCCCGAGGCGGCAAGGGCCGCCAGACCCACCACGCCGCCGCCTGCGCTGCCGGTGACGGTGCTGGTGACCTGATAGTCCGAATAGATGCCCGGTCTTTCATTCGTCGCCATTTCTAATGACTCCTTTCAGTTCAAAATCCGTAAAGATGCCCGTCTCCCCGTCGCTTTCCGCCAGGAAATAGGCCCATGCGGAGAGACTTGCCTCGCAGCGGAACATACCCGCCGTCTTGTCGGGATGCACGGCGCCGCTGACGAGAGCCTGCATTTTCAGGCCGCTGGGCAGGGTATCCAGCGCGGCGCTGACGGCGTCCAGCGTATCGGTGCAGTCCGTCGCCGTAGGCGCCAGCACCGTGAAGCCGATCTCCGTCTCCAAGCGGAGGCCGTACAGCTCCGTATCCGCCGCGCCGCCCACGCCCGCTCTGCAGCCGAGATATTCTCCCATGCCGCTGCCGCAGGTTTTGCAGCTTTTCATCTCCACGCATACACAGGCCGTGCCCGTGTTCAGGGGGGTCTCGGGCCATGCCCGGATGGCGGGCACCCCCGCCGTTGTGAGGGCGGTGGTCACAGCGGTCAGAATGGAATCCGTCACAGCTGTTTCCTCCCTTCGGGGCAGAGGATGGCTTCCCAATGGGCCGCCCCCGGCAAGGCCTCCAGCTTCTCCGCGCGCATGACCGTGAAGGTTCGTGTGTTCCACAGGACCTTCTTTTCCGCCCCCGCTCCCGCAAAGGCCTCCGGCTCTGCAATGAGAAGATATTCCTCCCTCTGTGCCATGCCCCCGGGGGTGGCGCTGCCGTGAGCCTCTGTATCCGCCAGATTCAGCGGCTGTACAAAGCCCTTCACCGTACGCAGAGCCGTTCCGTTTGCGGCGAGCATCTGTACGCTCTCTCCGTATCGCTGCAAAAGCGTTGCCATTACAGCTCCACCTCCAGCACGGCAAAATCGTCAAGCTTGATGCTGCCCGCCAGCAGAGCATAAGCTCCGCTTCGCAGAGCAGCGGCAGTCGCTCTGCCGCCTTCCTTATCGGAAACGGACAGATTGCCCGCCTTCATGCTCTCCTCTCTGCTCCCGGAGACCGTCACGGCCATGGATGCCGCCAGCATGGCGGCCGCCGTGATATAGCGCACGCCCAAAGATGTGGGCGTGACATCGGTCAGCAGATGTCTGTCCAGCTCCGCCTCGGCAGCGGAGCAGAGATAGCTGAGCAGCGTGCTGCTGATCCCCCCGCAGACGGGCATCTGGGCTGGCAGACTGATGATCGTTTCATGCACCTTGATCTTCCTCCTTTGTTATTTCGGGAATGCCCATCCGGGTCTCCCCGGATGGGCAGAGGGAAAATCAGCCGCCGGTACCCGTGCCGGTGCCGGTGCCGGTACCCGTTCCGGTACCTGTGCCGGTGCCCTCGGTCTCATCTTCATCCTCGTCCTCCTCCGCAACGGGCTGGGTGAGGGTGAGGATCTTGGACGCGCCGGCATACAGCTTGGCAAAGCCGGAAATGCTGGTGATGGCGGCGCGCTCCAGCTGCTTGTCGATGAGGCGGTCATACTCCACCATCACATCGCCGGAGGAGATCATCTCCAGAGCATAGTTCTTGTCCAGACCGATCATGGTACCGGCAGGAACTGCGGAGGTCTTGATGAGCTTTGCGCCCAGAGGATTGGTCAGCTCGCCGGTGCCCTGGAAGTTCAGGCCGGTGAGGGGGTTCTGGAACTCGCTGCACTTGAGGAGCTGCAGCATCACATCGGGAGCCACCAGAATGGTATTCATGGTGTAGGGATCGAAGGTGTTCCAGAAGGCCAGCAGCTGATTGTAGGTCAGGGTGCCGGAGGTGCCGCCGATGGTGCTGTCGCCGATATAGTAGGCGGTGGCGGGGTTCTGGTTGCCGTCGCCGTTCTTAATGACGCCGATGGCGTCGTCCAGATGCATACGCATGATGTGGTTGCCGATCTGGCGCAGCATGACGGAGAACAGGTCGAGGCGCTGGAAGCGGATGGCCTCGTAGCTGGCCACCAGCATACGGCCTCTCTTGTTGAGCTGCACCAGAGTGCTGCTGGTGCTGACGGTGGTGGTGGGGATCTCGTTGCCCTCGCTCACGGCCTGCAGCGCGCGCTGGGCTGCGGTGGGCTCGGAATGAAGGCTGCGGTAGTCCATGCCGTTGAAATGGGTGACGGAGGCGACGATGGCAGGGATGATGTTATGCTCCTCCATGCCGGTCTTGACGCTGCGGGACACATATTCGGGGAACAGCACGCTGCTGTCGCTGGTGGAGAAGAACTTCTCCACATTGTCGCTGTTGGCGCCGCGGACCTTGATGCCGAAGCGCTTGAGCTGACGCTGATAGGCGTCCATACCCTCATAGGGGGTGCCCTTGTAGTTCTCGGAGGGGTCGAGCATCTCCAGAGTCTGGGAGAAACTCATGCCGCTCTGGCCGTACATACCCTTTTCCAGTTTGATGTCGTTGAATTTATAAGCCATTCTTATGAACCTCCTGTAATTAGATACGGTATTCCTCGCCATCGAAGGCGAAGGTCTCATTGCGTCCGGGAAGCTGGGTCTGGAGCGAGAATTTTCTCTCCACACGGCCCTCCAGACTCTTCTTCAGTCCCTCAAGGGACTTTTCGTCCATGTGCTCCACCTGCGCCTCCAGCGCGGCGTGAAGATCCCGGTCGCAGACCAGCGCAAGGCGCAGCGTCTCCTTACGGAGAGAAGCCATGTAGCGTCTGCCGGTCTCGGCGCTCTTGGTGAGCGCCGCATACTCGGCAGCAAAACGGCTGCCCTGCTTCCCGGAGACGAAGGCCTTTAGGCTTTCGGGAGCCTTGCCCCCCAGCGCCTTGCAGACGCCCGCGTTCTTCTGGGCGGGTACCGCCACGAAGCTCCATTCATAGGCGTCCACCGCCCCGCGCAGCTCCGTAAAGCACAGCTTGCCGTCATAGGTCTCTCCGGGGACATGATGGCAGGCCGCGGCGTTTTCCTCGCCGCAGATGGAGCAGACCCGCTTCGCCACGGCGCAGCCCACGCTGGTCTCCCGCTTGATTCCGCCCTCGATCTCGGCGATGAGGGTCTCGTTCTCCGGCAAACGGAGAATATAGGCGTGGCCCTTGAGATACATATAGGGCATGCCCAGCACATTGGTCTTGCCGGGCTCGGTCACAAGCTCCGTGCGGTAAATTCTCGCCGCCTGCCTGTCGGCGCTCCACTCGTGGTCAAAAAGTCCCGTCTTGCCCACGAACAGCTCCCGCAGCTCCTCCAGAGTCTGCTCGGAAAAGCGCTCGTTGTCTCTGTCCACATCGTTGTCGCACAGCAGCACGGAAAAGGTATAGACCTCCTCCGCCGTCAGCCTGCCCTTGGCGAAGGCGTTGATGGCGTCAAGCTCCTCCGCGGGGACGATGCCTCCGGTCTCCGCTGTGCCGGATTTGTAGATATTCAATGGTTTTCCTCCTCGCTTGTCAGATTGGCCGCCTGTGCCCGATACAGGGCGGCGCGGGCCTCCTCCACGGTGTCCTGCAGATTGATCTCATCCCAGACCACCTGAAAGGGCGCGGCATAGCCGTGGAGCCGCAGCCACAGCTCGCAGATGCGTTCCACCACGGGGGTAAGCCCGCGGCGGATGGCGGCGATCTCGGTGGTGAGGATGTCCGTCTGCTGGGCGCTCATGCGCTCCGTGGTGCTCCAGCTCAGGCCCAGCAGGAAGGGCGGAACGCCGGTCTTGGCCACGATCTGCTCCAGAAGCTGCCGCACGGGGGTCTCGCTGTCCAAGATCTGGTTGTCCGCGCCGATGGCACGGATGTCCACATCCCCCACGGCGATGAAATCGCTCACCGGGCCGCCGGAACGCATCACATTGGCCCATTCCTTGGCGATCTGCTCGCTTCTGGCCTGCGCCATGCCGCTGTCCAGTCCGTCCCCGGCGGGACGGCACACCACGGAATAGCGCACATCTCCCGCTCTCTGCCAGTTCTGGCCGATGCAGTGGTAGATGTGCAGCAGGAGACCTGCCATGTAGCTCATGCCCCCGATGAGGGAATTGCCGTAGGGATGCTCCTCGCTGGGGGAAAAGGGCGTAAATAGCAGCAGCTCCTGACAGGGCAGGGCTCTGGGGCTCTTCCCCGGCTCCGGCAGACGGCACACGGCAAAGTCCATAGGGGAATTTCCCTCCCGCACGCAGACCCGGGTCACATCGCCGCAGAGAATACCCGCGATCTCCCGGTTGTCCTGCAGCACCATCTCCCCCACGGCGCAGCCGCAGGTGAGCATGGAGTCCATGTAGCGGTCGAGGAAGGCGTCCAGACCTCTCTGGGCGCAGCCCACGTTCACCGTCCGCAGAAATTCCGCCAGCTCCCGCTGCGCCCTCGCGTCGGCGCACTCCACATGGACGCCTCCCGTGAGACGAACGATCTTCTTGATGGCTGCGTCCACCACGGGCAGGGACTCCCGGATGAGCCGGAAGTCCTGAATGCCGCCGCTGACGGGGCTCGCGGCGTTCAGGGAGGCAAAGGGATTGCGGCTGCCTGCCCGGGGCAGAGCCTTCACGGCCACGTCGCCGGGCTTTTGAAATAGTCTCATGTATTT